CTTTCTTTCTTCAGGAGACAACTGTTCACCATCTATTGTCCCACTGGAAGTTAATTCATCAACATATTTTTGATACTTATCGTTACCTAAAAACTTTTTACCGTCAATCTTTTTACCACTTCCACCAACAGCAACAAGTGCAGATGATGTAATCTTCGTGACTTTAGGTTCTGGTGTTCTAATTCCACTCAGAAGGTCATCAAGACCTTCTGGTATTTGCTCGTCGTCTTCCTCTTCCTCAATAAAACCTCTTGCCATTTCATGCAAGTCGGTGTCACTATATCCTTGTAATATTTTACTATCAATACTACTTTGTTCACTATCACTCAGGGAATTATAATATTTGGAAATCAGTTTTATTTGATCATCAGAAAGTTTAGACACTAAGTTTTTGCCGAGCTTGGACTCATATGCTTTTCTTAGTCTTTCCGATTTACTGATTGGCATTCCGCTGCTTTTGCTTTAATTCCTCTTCCTCAAGATGATGTTGCAATAATCCAACATAGATATCTCTTTCCCAAGGTATCAAGTTTTCAATCTCAGTCAATGAGTATTTATGATACTGCATCAAAGCAAAATTGAGTTTATAATAATTAAGAAGATCCATATGGATCATTGCTATGCGAAAAAAGATGCTAAGCCCTCAAGCACTATCTCACTTTCTTTCTTAGTCTTAGGATTTTTTACCTTTAACTTATGAGAAAGTTTTGGCATCGTCTCAAAGAACTTTTCAATTTCTTTAAACTGAGATGAATTCATCTGTTCCAAGAATTCCACAATCTCTTTTTTGCTACAATCTGCAGCTGCCCAAACTTCATCTTCCGTATAAATTTTATCAATACAAGATGAAATTAAGTCAAAGGATTGTTCCATTGCATTGCCATCTTCGAAATCAAAGTTATTTTTAATGAACTGATCAAGTGATGGATACTTCATTTCCATCATGATAGAATCATCTAATTTAATTTGTTTTGTATGGTCATCATTTTTCTGGACTTGGATATCATCCAGATTAATCATCATTTTAACTTGAGTTGATCCATCATCTGGACATGTAACATTTACATCCAGTTCCTCTCCAACGGACTTACCACGAATATTGAGGAACAAATATTCAATATCAAATGTAGGAAGTTCTTCTACTTTAATACCTCTGGTCTTGATGCAATTTGAAATTACTGTTTTAATTGCTGTTGTAATTTGCTTTGTATCTTCACTCTCTAAAGCAATTACAAGAACTTTTTCTTCTTTTACAAGAAAAGGTCTATACTGAATTGTCTCTCCTGTCGATGGCAATTCAAGTTCATACAAGGGTGTAGCAATTTTTGGTAAAGGCATAATGTCCTATAAGTGTATTTCAGGTGTGATTATTTATTCGATAAATTGAAATTAGAGAAAAGAACCTAACTGAGCAGCATCGGTAAATGAAATAGTTTGTCCAGATGATTGTGCTGTAAACAGATTAACTCCACCTGTAGTAATTGGAATTTCATTTGTTCCTAAATCAAGACCACGAAAATCAGTAAATGCTGCAGCATTAAATCCTGCTTGAGAGTCTGGAGAGGGTGTATTAATATTTGGTTGAGATGTTGTAGTTGATAATTGATTAGATCCGCCAATGGATTCTTTTACAAGATATCTGATGTAACTCATAGACACAGTACATTTTAATAATGAAGAAGTGTCGTAAGAAACAGGCATCGATGAAATACTAATAGGGAAACTCCTTACAAAATTATATGTAAGTTGAGATTCATAATCTCTCTCAAATTTTCTAACAACTAAGCCCTGGTCCATAATGTAATCATCAGGATATCTTGAGTTATATGCATAGTTTTTATCCATAGCATCATTCACATCTTCATCCATTATATAACGAATCCAAGTTTCAAACGTATTAATTGCCAAATAATTTTTGGCATCAACATAAAAAGTAAAGTCAACACTTTCATCATAAAGTCTCCTATAAGCATGTCTCTCTGTTACACCAGTACGACTATCATTAATCTCAGATGTTGCCAAACGAGAACCAGGAAGACTTGCCTCAGAACATGATAATAAAAGAGTTTCTTTCTGAACTCCTAAAGCAGACTGAATGCTGCTCGGGAAAGCAATCTCAACCTCAAAATGAGAAGTTAATGCAGGTCGTAATAAACTAGATTTAATTTGAGAGATTCTTTTTGGGCTAGGCATTTATAAATAGTTTTTGACCTTATATATTATGTATGGCAGAAAGTAATAAGAGTAAATATTACCCTTCTTTTCCAAAGAAATATAAAGGAAATCCTAACAATATTATTTGTAGGAGTAGTTGGGAAAGAAAGTTCTGCCGTTGGTGTGATCTCAATGAAAATATATTAGAGTGGGGAAGTGAGGAATTTTATATTCCATACATCTCTCCAGTTGACAGTAGAGTTCATAGATATTTTCCAGATTTTATAGTAAAAGTCAAAGAAAGTTCTGGTGAAATTAAAACTTATGTTGTAGAGGTAAAACCAAAGAAACAAACTCTACCTCCTAAAACCCCAAAAAGAAGAACAAAATCATATCTTTATGAATGTAAAACTTATGCTGTAAATCAAGCAAAGTGGAAAGCAGCAGTTGAGTTTTGTGAAGACAGAAGAATAGAATTTAAAATTATCACAGAAGAAGAACTAGGAATCAAATGAGTCGTATAGAACCAATCCTAGAGCAGTTACAAGAAATACATGATCAAGATGATCAAATGGAATTGATTATTAGTACGTTGACTAATGAAGTTCTTTATCCTGAACCAGGAAATTACTATACCTTCATATACAAACCGAAAACTCCTAACATAAGTTATGATGAGTTTCCTCTAATTGCTTGTATGGAATTGTATAAATGGGGATTTAGAGGACTTAATTTTCACTGGAGAGACTACAGAAATTATACATGGGAAGAGGTAATAGGTAAACTACATGTTGTAAATTATGACGAACTTGACGACTTAGTATCTGTGCAGTATGGAAAATTCCGTCTAAATAAATAAAAAAACACCGTATCTAATGGCATCGGCAACTAGCGACATAAGTGTAGTTACTTCAGGTACTGGGCGCAATAAAAGAAAGGACTATTATAAAACTGAGGTTACAACTCTTGGGGATGGTTCTCTCCAGAGAGAAACTTATAGGACGGATGCTAATGGAAATAATGGGGTAAAAATTCAGCAAGTAAAAGTCGATAGTGAAGGAAACTTAACAGAAAACACAGTCACATCAAATGCAAGAGAAGCAGAAAAAAGAGCACTTGAAGATCCAGACTCTGAATTACGTAGTTCAATAAAACAACAAGTTGATGATGCTGGAGAGGAAGTTCGTAAAAATGAAGCAGATGCTGCTGCTGGACGTGTAACTGATGCTGGTAAAAAAAATCAAGAGGTTTTAGGTGGTGGTTCTGGTAATAATGCAGATGATGGACAACCAGAAGAAGATAGTTCTCAACCAGCACCAGATGCAGACGATACAGCAGTAGAAGGAACTAGTAATATAAGAGAAAATTATGGTGACATCGTTTTCCCTAAAGAAGTGAGAGGTGGTGGTCAGGGTGCAATAAAATTTATAATGCGTAAATACAATCCAAAAGGAGAAGGTTCTATACTCGGATCTGTTATATTACCTGCTCCTGGTGGACTATCAGATAATAACTCAGTTGATTGGGCAGGACAAAGATTAGATGCAGTAAAAAAAGAACTTGCAGAAATTGCAATGGCTACAGCAACTCAAGGAGCAGATGGACTTAAAAGTTCCGCAGAAGCAGCTGTTGATAAAGTTCTTGCAGAAAGACGTGGTGTATCATCTGCACTTAGAAGTGCTCTTATTGGAAATGCTCTTGGAGTTGATCAGCAACTGTTCACAAGAGAAACTGGTGCAATCATCAACCCCAACTTGGAGTTATTGTTCTCTGGTCCAACCTTGAGACAGTTCCAATTCCAATTTAAATTATCGGCAAGAAATGCTACAGAGACAGAAGAGATAGCATCAATCA